TAACCCTTTCCGCAATTGCTACCGGCGCCATCGTCGCGGAGCGATTCGTCAATACCGCATTGGCCCAGGCCGGTGCACAGGCCAACACACTCGGTGTCGCGCGTAGCGATGCCGCCGTTGGTGCCGTCTGCCCGGTGGATTCTCTCGGTACTGCAATTGTGCAGTCCGGTGCCGCAATCGCCGCCGGTGCGGCACTCGAGACTGACGCCAACGGCCGCGCAGTGACGCGCACCACAGGTCCTACCGTGGCCCGTATGGCGCCTGGCGAAGTCGCTACGGCTGCCAATCAACGGATTGAAGTAATCCTCATCCCCAATTAACCCGGCTGGTTTAACGCTAATCAACTACGCGGTTTTAAACCGCCTTTAAAACCGATTCTGGAGTGTTCCAATGCCACAACTGACCCCCGCACAGGCCCGCGTCGTCGATCCGGTTCTGACCACCTACGCCCAGGGTTATTCCGATCCTGAATTTGTCGGCTTTTATCTGTTTCCGTCGGTGCCGGTTAACGCGGCTGGCGGTCAGATTATCGAATTCGGCAAAGAATCATTCCGGCAGTACAACACCCAGCGGGCGCCGGGTGGATCCATAAAACGTGCGCAAACAGGCTATTTAGGACGTCCGTTTTCACTGCAGAATCATGCTTTCGCCGGCACCGTGCCGTTGGAAAACTTACGCGATGCGAAGCAAATTCCGGGTGTGGATTTGGGCAAGCGTGCAATTCGCAGCGCGCTCAGCGTTGTGCAGCGCTCGCTGGAAATTCAACAGGCGGCGACTGCACTGAATGCCGCTGCTTACGATACTAACCATAAAGTGGCGTTGACGGGTACCGGCAAGTGGTCTGATCCCACGGCAAAGCCGATCACCCAAATTAGTACCTACCGTGAAGCTGTGCGCGCCAGTTCCGGCCGCTATCCCAACGTTGCCACTTTTTCCGCCGTAGCGTGGCAAGCCTTTATCAATAATCCTGAAGTCATCGATCGCATCAAGTACACGCAAACGGGGATCATCACCGAACAGCTGGCCGCTGTTTTGTTACAGGTCGAAAAAGTGGTAGTAGGCAAGTCCATTTATGCCGACTCCAATGATGCCTTCGTCGATATCTGGGGCAACAACTGTGTGTTGGCGTATACCGCGCTGGGGAGTAAAGACGCTGAAGAGCCCAGCTATGGCTACACCTACACCCTGCAGGGTCACCCGGCAGTTACTCAGCCGTGGTGGGACAACGATACAGGTAGCTGGATTTACCCGGCACTGTATGAGCGTATCCCTGTACTGAGCGGCATCTCCGCAGGGTTTTTGATCCAGAACCCGCAGTAACGAATAACTCGAGCCGAAAAGCCAGAACGCTCGCTCGATAGCTGACTGGGGAAGACGATGGAAAGCTCGGCATCGAGCATTGCCGAGCTTATATAGGAGAGACACGTGGCTAAATCCAATGCAAAGTTACAGGTCGAAACACCGACTGATCTGATCACCGTCAAAGCGCTAACGGTGATCTTCGACGGCAATAAAAAGACACTGCCTGGGGAGATGCTGGATCTGCCGCAAGCGGACGTCGACGCACTGCTAGCGATGTCCCCGCCGGCAGTGGAAGTCACCAACGACCTGCCGGAATCGAACGCCTGATCATGAGCTACGCGACACGCGAAGATTACATTGGCCGCTTCGGCGCTACGGAGTTGCTGCAGCTCGTCGATCGCGATCGGGATGGCCTTGAAGACGCTGGCGTGCTCGATAACGCGATAGCCGACGCCTCGGCCGAAATTGATACGTATTTGGTCAGCCGCTACGCGCTACCGCTGATCCCGATTCCGCCAGTTTTGGTACGCGTGTGCTGCGATATCACTCGGTACCGCTTGTTCGATGACCGCGCGCTCGACGAAGTACGCAATCGGTATACCGATGCCGTGAAGTATCTCACCAACATCGCCAACGGCACGATAAAGCTCGGCTTGGATCCATCGCCAGCGACCAGCGGTGATGATCCTAGCCCGGCTTTCACAACGGGTGATCGCGTGTTTTCCAGCACCCTATTGGCGGACTACTGATGATCCCATTTTCGGCAATCCGAGCACATTTGGTACAGGCTGGCATCACCGGTATTCAGCGCGTACACGGCGCAGTTCAGCTCGCAGTAGCAATTGAGCACGGACAGTTCGATGCCGATGCGTACGTCAGCTTGCAAAGCCGAGCCGCAGAGCCGAACAACTTAGTCAATGCGGTTCAGCAGAAAGTGACGGCGCGGCTGGCAGTGATTTCCGTTATCCGTAGCGCTGGCGATCCCACTGGCGAGCGCCAAGCCGAAGACATCGAAACCCGGAGTGGCGAAATTATTGGTGCGCTGCTGAATTGGTCGCCGGATCTGGCCCTTTCACCGTTTGTATACGCCGGCGGCCGGCTCGTGGATTTTGACGGATCGGCAGTTGTCTGGTCAGACGAATTCGAAACCGATTACTTCATTCGGAAAACCTCATGAACTCAATTCAACCTGACGCCTATCACGGCATGGGCGGCACTTATGTGATGACCGAAGACGGCCGACGTGTGCCGTCCGATCCAGTCACCGGCGCGGCGATGGCTGAGCCCAATACAGCGCCAGATCTGCAAGCGACGACTCCGCCGGCCGAATCCACGCCGGCAACGACCGCTCGCAGCAAAACCAAGGAGTAAAAAGCATGGCACTGACGCATCGCCTACGCGGCGCCGCTGTGAAGATCGAAACCACGTACGGCACGGATTCCACACCCTCTGCGACGACGGACGCCGTGCTCTGTCGCAAGATCGACATCTCCGAGCCGCTGTCACAACAAGGCGTAGATCGCGAAGTCATCCGGCCGTATTTCGGGCAATACACACAGCTGCTTGGTGCCGCATTCGGTAAGGTCGATCTCGAAGTAGAGGTCGCTGGTTTCGGCACCGCTGGACCAGCGGCGCCGACGGCAGGGCTTGACGCGCTCTTACGCTGCTGCGGCCACGCCCGCACCGTCACTGCTGGGACCAATGTCATCTACAACGAGGCGTCTACCGCGTTGAGTAGCGTGACTGTGTATGTCTGGCAACACGGCACATTGCATAAATTCACCGGCTGTTTTGGCGAGATGGGCATTGATCTCAGCGAAGATGCAGTCCCGATTTATAAATTCTCGCTGACCGGTCTGTACCAGCCTGTGACTGACACCGCGCTGCCGACGTTTACGTTATCAGGATACGTTCAGCCGGTGCTGGCGAATGCCACCAATACCGTTGGCGCGTCGCTGCGCGGATTTGCAGCTGAGATTAAGAGCTTCAGCTTTCAGCAAAACAATCAGATCGAGAAAGCAGCGTTAATCGGCTCAACGCGGGAAGTGAAAATGACGGACCGCAAGCCCAGCGGCTCCATCGAGATCCGCGCGACGACTGTGGCGATGTTCGATTGGTGGACCGCGATTCAGAACGCCACGCTCGGCGCCTTAACCATCACGCACGGCACCGTTTCGGGCAATCGTGTGACGATTGCTTCGGCCACCGGCTTGCAGCTGATCAATCCCAAATTCAGCGAAGATCGCGGCTTCACTAACTTGGCGATGGATCTCCGCTTCGTGCCCTCTAATGCTGGCAACGATGCCTACAGCATCACGGTGAGCTGATGAAAAAAGAGTCGAGACCAGTTACCAAAACCCCGGCCGAGGATGTGCGCAAGTTGCTGGGCCTACACCGCACGGTAACCATTGCTGGCGAAACCATTGTCGTTCGGCCGTACGCATGGAAAGATTTGTTCGACGTGATCTCAGCGGCCTGGCCGATTGTGGATTTACTGACTTCCGACAAGCCGGGAACGATAATTGAAGCCGTCGCCGAAAACCGCACTGCTATCAATCGGCTGGTCGAGATTTCTACGGGCGTGACTGCTGAGCAGATTGATGCGATGACGATCAGTGACGGCCTACGGCTGGCTACTGAAGTCTGGACGGAAAATCAGGATTTTTTTATTCGAGAGCTGACGCCGATGATCATCTCAGCGCTCGGCTCGAAGACGGCGAAATCCTCGTCGAGCGTAGCGCCGACCAGCAACCCGAAAAGCGAGGAAACAGCGACCTCGTTGGCGGCTGGCTCAAACTCGCCGACGAGTTAATTGGCGCCGGTCATCGCTGGCCCGACATCATGAATTACACGCTCGTTCAGTCACGGCGTTTTGCCGATGCGGCGCGTAGTCGGCTGAGCCAGCACCAGATCGAATTGGCTACGTCTACGCGCGTGGCGTTTCACGCAGATAAGTCCACCTTCCAAGGTTTTTGCGATCAATTAAGCCAACTATGATATGGCGCTGAAACTTTCACTGGTGGTCGAAGCCGCGACACAAGCGGCCCAACGATCGCTCCAGGATTTAGCAAAAGCTGAGCGTGAGATCGGTGCTGCCGCTCAGGCCGGAAATGGCGCAGCAACCGAATCTATTCAACGGCTGAATAATTCGGTATCTACAGCAGTACAAGCGCAGCGCAATCTACGCCAGGCGCTAGACGCATCAATGGCCTCGGCGGAGAATCAAAATAAGGTTGTCGATCAATCCGTATCTATTTTCGGGAAACTCGCTGCCGCTACAATCGCATATAAAGCGATTGGCTTTGGGCAACAGATTGTAGATACTGTTATTCAGTTTGATAATCTGGATCAAAAGCTACAGGCAGTATTTGGATCCACGCAAGCATCAAATCAGGAATTCCAATTCAGCCGCAACACCGCCACCCGACTTGGACTGGATATCCAAGCAGTAGCGGGTAGTTACGCGAGCCTCGCTGCCGCATCAAAAGGCACCACGCTCGAAGGGCAAAAAACTCGAGACGTGTTCTCGGCTGTAGCCGAAGCCTCGGGCCGACTGCATTTATCAACCGATCAGACTTCTGGCGCCTTACTTGCAGTTTCTCAGATAATCAGCAAAGGCACAGTCCAAGCTGAGGAACTGCGGGGCCAACTTGGCGAGCGTATTCCTGGCGCGTTTCAGATTGCAGCGAGGGCAATCGGCGTCACCACGACTGAGTTAGGCAATCTGCTTGAGCAGGGTAGCTTGACCGCCGATGAATTTTTGCCCAAGTTTGCCGCTGAGCTACGCCGAACCTTTGGAACCGATTCCAACACTTCGGTGGCATCGACTCAATCTAATTTCGCTCGGCTGAGAAACGAGATCGCCTTACTCGCGAGTGATCTCGGCGGGCCTCTTGTTAGGGCTCTCTCATCAGCTGGCGGTGCTGCTGCCAGCGCACTGGAAAAATCTCGCCAAGCACGAGAGTTGGGCGGGCGAGAGACATTCAATGACGGCAGCTCGGCGGTTTTATTCCGGGGCATTGCAATTGAGACCCAGGCCGCGCAAGCCGATCTCAGCAAAGCCGTACCCTTTCGCAATCTCGGCCAAGCTTTTCGCCCGGCGGCCTTAATCGGTCAAGACTTCGGTCCGCAAGCATCTGGCACGCCTAATCTATTTCCAATAACGCAAGAGACTAAACGCACTGCCGAGCTAAGGGAGCAGTTGGCACTCGCTAAAGCACGAACTGAAGAAGAAAAAGCGCTTTATCAAGTCACGACTGGCAGCCTAAAAAACGCCTCAAATTTGGAAAAGAATCTGATCTTGGAGCGCGCGCGCGCCCTTGACGGACGAAAAAACGAGACAAAATCGCTTCGCGGCGCAATCACCCCGCCAGACACAGCGCAATCCACGGACCGCATCTTAAGAGCAAACCTGGATGCCTCTGTAGCACAATTGAATGCCGCCGTGTCTGCACGCACCACGACCGAAGCGCAGGCCCTAGACCAAACCCGTCAATTATGGGCGAGTTATTACCAAGGCGTGGTGGGCTCGTTGCAGCAAGCGCTAGCGAGTACGGCGATTACGCCGGATCAGCGCCAAAAGCT